GGTGTGCGGTTTAGGTACGCGCTGTCGTTGTCGTTAAACAGTAGTGATTGCTCAATGAGGTACGCCGCAGCCGTGGAGCTTACGATGCCAAGTGGAATGGTCTGTAACATTAAGCAACAGTCCCACTACCAACGAACCACCAAGCATCTGTGCCGATCTTATAAAGCGAACACGCGCCATACTGTACTAAGTCCACTGATCCAGCACTTACTCCATTAAGAGTAACACCACTTGCAGCAGTAATACTCGTAACGCCAGCACCAAGCATTCCACAATCAACTCGTGTTTCTGTCGATGTGAAAGCTACTGAGGCGTTTGTTGGGATCGTCAAGACGTTGGCACTCGCATTATTCATCGTCACTGTTCGCAGGTTATCACCCAGCAAAAGCGTATACGCAGTGCCTGTCTGTGCATTCAGGTCAGGCTTGACGACACCTGTTGTTACTTTAGTTGTCATAGCTTTGCCCTCTACTCTGGCTTCTGGTTATTGAGCTTAACCGTAGCGATTTGGTCTTTAATAGTCTTAGCTTCTGTTCCGTCAGCCGGATCAAGAAGTTTCCAAATTGCGTCTAGCTGATCCCCAATACTTGGGTACTCTTCTTTGCGAGTTCGCTTCCATGATTTCGACATTGTGTTATTCCTCAATAAAGTGGGACAAGACCGACACTGGCGTTGTATCTAATCTCTTTGGCATTAGCCGTGGTGATCTCGTAAGTGAGTGATGATCCTGTCTGCGCGGAAACGTCAAACTCTACCCGGTACAACTCAGTTGTTCCTACATCGCCGACTTTAGTCCACGACCCTGTTGCGTCAGTCGTACCGCCATCGATAGATGCAGTCATAACAATATCTGTGCCTACAGTGATTGCCTCTTGTGGGTCTATGACGACATAACCAAGGATGTCTGTTGGGTTAGCTGTGGTTACCGTCACCGCTGTTGGCGCAAGTGTCATGTTTGCTGGTGTGCCGGGGACGTTTATTGATAGACTATCGAAGTTAATCGTCCCAGAGCCGCCGTTGTTTGATATAATAAACGTCTGTGAACCAGTTCGGGTAGCGGTCCACGTGTACTCTAAAGCACCATTAACATATAAAAGAACATTGTCAGAGCCATTGCGCTGCAATCTTACTATGTCGTTCGTGACCAATGTTACAGGACTGCCAGCCTCAGTTGTTCCTGAAGTATTGTTTGCGAACACTGAGACCACACCGGACGCGTTTACTTTACAAAAACATGAATGGTTCGCCATGCCTCCAAAATTGTTGCCACCATTATTGGTTGAGGCAAAGCTCCCTATGTCAGCCGTATCACCCCACCCAAACGCCTTACCAGCGATAGATGTTTCATTGTATGTAAATTCAACATACACATCGCCCGTTTGCCCAGTTGTAAAGTATATATGCCTGTCGTTGGCTGTTGATAATACGTCGCTTCCAGAGAAAGTATAATTCGCTGTTGCGCCTGACCATAAACCACTCGCAGACGGAGTGCTGTTTATAGACGGACTACTATAATAATCTCCAGCCGCGTTGTATGTCGCATTCGTCTTAGTCGTAAGGTTATCACTTTCAAAATCGTCAGTAAGCCAGAACGGGCCAACAGCGCCATTCTGATTTGCATCTGTGTTAGCTAAGATTAAAGCCATTGCAGAAGCAGCCATGTCACGGGCTACTGTATCGGATGCAGCACCAGCCGCTAATTTGGCTGATGTAATAGCACCGTCTAGCACCTTGGCTGTTGTTACTGCGTCATCAGCGATCTTAGCTTCTGTGACTGTCCCGTCGCTTGGCGTACCGATACCCAACGAAGAACCTAACTTCACCTCAACACTGTCTACGCCTAAAGGAATAGCCTCAGTGAATGTTAACGTGGTCCCTGATAAAGAAAACTGATTGTGATGTTGTGTTACACCGTCAAACGTCACGGTAATGTTCTGTTCAGACCCAGCTTTCGCAGACAATGTAAGAGCTGTTGTTGTGCCAGACGTATAATCCGTAACATCAACGAACGTATCTACTACGAAGTCGATTGCCACCGCACCGAAAGAGGCCCAAGTGATTGCAGTTGTACCAAGAGTTCCACCAGCGTTGACCGTGCATTGGTACGCCTTGTTCTCCCCAAGAGAGCCTTGGCTGACGAGAACAACTGCGCCAACGTGTTCATCCCAAGTGTCCATCGGTATAGCGCGTGACCATGCACCAGCGGCAACGATATAGATACCGTTTTCTTCTGTGGCTGTCTGGTCCTTAACTAGGACGCGATCATCAGCTACAGCGGATATGCCGTCAATAGTCTGTGCGCCTGATAATGTAAGGTTCGCTGTTGATGAGACAAGGACCGGAGCCTTCCAGTATATTCCTGCTGCTGATGCCGCTGCGCTTGCTGCACTGACTGCCGCCGCTGCTGCCTCTGCTGCTGCCGAAACCACTTCTGCGTTTGTAAGCACCACATCTGCGTTCGTAAGGACTAGATCGGCGGCGGCTGCGTTCGCGCTGATAAGTGCCGCTGCTGCTGACGCTGCCGCATCTGTCGCCCCGTCTTCAATATCTGCAAGTGTGGATGTAGACGCGACTGGATCACCGTCACTGTCGAAGGCCAAGACTTTCGTGGCGCGTGTTACTTTAACCGGGAGTTTATCAATGTCAGCCGTGTCACCGTCAGGCTGTCGTAGTGAGCGTGTGAGCGCGCTATTGTTCTGTTGCGTCATGATGACCATACGGTCAAGTTGCTGCTCGACTGTGTTAGATGGAAACGGGTCGTTCTCAACTAAGTCCATAGGCTGTGTGTACGCCTGTGTTCTTTCGATAACCAGTGTCTCGCCCGTCGCTGGTGCAGTAACCATCGTCACCGTGCCACCGCTATCCACACCTGCATTTGCTACGGTGTAGTCTGTCGTAATGACCTTAACGACCTCCGCACCAGTGCTGTCAGTGACCAACGTCACCGTCAGATCACCGTTCGCGTAGAACTTAAACCCCGTGGCAAATGCAGTCGTACTGGCATTACCCGCGTAGGATATTCTGTTGGTTGTTGTGCTAACTGTCATCGTTTAATCCTCTGGTGGTAGTATGTCATATTACGGCAGTATATCCAACTGCGTTGTGGCTGGTCGCATATAATAATCTTGGTCGTACTCTTTCTTTATACGTTTCTCTGTGCGCCGTAGGTAGCCGGGGTTAACCATCTCTGTGAACTCGTTCAAGATAAGCCCATCAAGTATTGGCCGCGCCCAAAATACATTTGATCCGGGGGTGTTATTCACAACCGCTCTTAATAATTGACCACCAAATTTCTCACCCGACATCATCTTATTTTTAATATCCATTAGTTCGTTGCCGCGCTGGAAAGCTGGCCCCATCATTGAGCTTGTGAAGTTACCACCAAAGCGGTTTGTTTCAGCAAATAGGAAGTCACCGTAAAGGCCAAGACCTCCACCCTGCATCATCGCTGCACCAAATATCTTGGCAAACTCCTTCTCGTCGTCAGGCACTCTGACCTCTTTGCCTTTAGCTAAATCCTTAGCTGCCATAGACACGTAACCTAATGCAGTCATCCCTGCGATGGTCTGCGCTAAGTGAAGCATAGAGCTAGGGTCGGTCAAACCATCTGTAAACTTACCTGAAGATTTTGATCCGTATATCGCTGGTGCTAACACCTTTTGGATGAAAGCAACCGGGAACGTTTTGAGCATTGTAATTTGAGAGCGCGCCATCCCCCACCAAGTCCCTTGATGACCACCACCACGCAACCATGCTCGCGTCTGTACGTCACCCTGTATGACCGCGTGTTCATTCTCTTGGTTAAACATCGTGAGAAATTTATCCTGTAAATCTTCACGATAGTTCTCAATAGCTGCTTTCGTCGGCTTCTTACCTTTAGCCTTCAGTGCGTTAATGTAATTCTCTTCACCCAATGACCTGACAAAATCAGCAGTTAGGAACTCGCGCTCATCACCCTCAACGGACTGCTTACCAAACCGTATCACGTTATCCCAATCAGCGGCTTCGATACCGGAGCCTTGTAACATACGCCGTATCTCGTCTGTAAGGTCATCGAACAACGTGTCAGCGTTACGTGCGAGGTAATGTGAAGTCCCTAGCGCAAACCCTTCTCTAACCCGGTCAGGCCACCACTGGATACCTGTGTACTTAAAGAACTTCTGCATACCATCAGCAACACGACCTGTCGGTAAGTCGCCAACATCGAAGCGAGATATTACGGACCCTGATATTGCATCAGCAATAACACCAATCTGGGACAGAACATCGTAGTATTCTTTTTTTGTCCGGCCTTGGGCTAAACCACCTAGAGCATCTGTCATTCCACCCCAGTAGCCGCGTCCGTTATATGATGCGCGTCCAGCTATGATCGCCAAATCTGAAGGCATGGACAACACTGCCGCCCCAAGAGTGGTAGATTGCATCAACGCTGTTATAAAATGGTTTGCTTTTGCAAGTGTAGGGTTATCAATAGCTCTAGCCTCACCCGTAATGTGCGGGATGAGGTTAGACTTTGCACCTTTAAGCCATACATTTAACGTATGGGCCTCATCGGTGCGCCCCTCTTTCTTAAGTTTGTTAAGCATCATGTCTGCGAGATTGTCAATCGTCTGGTCAGGGTTAGGCCCGAAGTGCGCCATCAGTGACGTGTTGCCCGCTAAACGTTGAAGATTGAACATCGTGCTTTTAGAGAGATTACCTGCACCAAAATCTTTAAAATAATTATATTCAGCTTCAGGTGTTTTGAATTTCAAGACGCGCTGGTGGCTCAACCTTTTAGCGACACTTGAGAAACCTTTGACGAGGTTATGAGTTGTTTCACCGCCAACCTTTACGTGTTTGTCTATTGCAAATTCGTGATAAAGCTCATTGATTGCAGTCTCTATTTGAGGAGCTTCCATATCACTGAAAGTCTCTTCAAGGTCTAAGTCACGCAGCATTGTGTTAACCCACTTCTGCTTAGACCCACGTATCTTATCTGCGTTGTGGCTGCGGGTGGTCGCATACCCGTCGAGCTTACCAATCATCGCGCCATAGAAGTTAGCCTTCTGTCTGGCGTACTCCATGTGCGTGTTTAAAATCTCAGCCATCTTTACTGAGTTAGGTGTAAGGTCGCTAACGTCAGCACCTTTATCAAGACGGTCCCGTGCGATGAATACTTCTTTATCAAACTTACCGCTAGTCCAGTCAGCCCATAAGGATGACCCGCCCTCACCCGCTTTAGCCATATCTGAATAGAAAGCTGCTAAATACTTACCAGACCTAGCTTCCATTGATGCTGCGACAGATTGTAAGGCACCCTCACGTTGGATTGGGGAACCACGGAAAATAGCCTTAAAACCATCCACAGGTAGTTCATCCCAAACAGAAGTCATGTAATCAAATTTATCAAGCAGCTTTTGCTTATTATACAGGGCGTTACGCTCTGTTATGGTCTTGGCAATGAGTACATCAAGAGCCTCACCCTTCAACTCTTTCATAATATCAGCAGCGATATCACTTGAATTTTTTGCCTCATACTTCTTAATAAGTCGAGACACTTTCACTGCCGCGTTCTCAAGCATCTTATCTTTCTGCGTAGGCGTGAACTCACCAATAGCGTCTAACCCCGCGTCGAGGTTAGTGAGACATTCCTGAATACCGGGTCTTGCCATTAGCTAGAACTCCTCATTTGACAAGCTAACATCATCTTATCAGCTTCTACCTGCCCCAACGCCTCAGCCATATCCGGGTCAACCTCCAAAGTTAAATCTTCTTCTTCCATACCAAGCCTCGCGTATGTCTCCTTGAGGTTTGTCTCAGCCTCAGCGCGCATCTCTTCAGCTTGCTCTATACTATCAAACTTGGCAGGGTCTAGTAACCCTTCGTTAACATCATCCAGCGCGTCCTGATCGTAGAAGCGTAACCCTTCAGGTTGTTGGCTTCTGATCGTCGCATCGTGGTCAAGCTCTAGGACACCTCCGGGTTTAACCTCAGTGAAAGGTGCACCCATTTGTGTTGGTGTTGGTACAACTTCACCAGCCGCAGCCTTCTCAGCAGCGCGAATACTAGCTGATAGCTGCTCTGCCATATCCCGTAAGATGATGTCTTCTTTTTGTATCTCAGCGCGCACCTGTTGATGGTCTTTACTCTCTAATGTCTTCTTACTAGCCTCGTCGTACTTGATTACATCTTCTTCAAGTTTACTGTTCGTAAGCTCAAGCTGGCGCTGTCGCTCAGTTATCTTGCGCTCAAGTTTCTTTACCCTACGACCACCCGCATCAACCTTAGCCATTTGCTCAAGCTCAAGTTCAAGCGCACCTAAATCTTTCTCAAGGCCCATAATCTCACGGCGAGATACGTTAACCGCTTCCTCTAATGGGCGTAACGTTTCTGAGGATTTTGGTTGACCTTTTGTCTCGTTAAGATCGTCTATCCAAGCTCTATAGGTTTCTACACGTTGCGTAACAGTGTCGAACTCGCCCCACAAATTAGGGTCATTCTGACGAGCCACAGTCTCAATATTTTTTGGTATAGGCTTACCGTCCATTTCCACGGCTGGGGTAACATTTTCTTCACCTTGTTTAAACGTTCTACTGGCTTTAAATTTAGTAGGTCCGTTAGAGAACGGTGTTACGCCCGGTAGTGTTGTTGCGTCACCGGGACTGAATGTTGCGGGGTCAAAACGTGGTGGGGTGGGGGCTTCAGCTTCACCAAACTGAAATTGAGGGTGTTTGTCCTCCATCGCCAGCGCCATGTTAGCTCTAAAGAGTTGCTCTTTCTTCTCTATACTTAGCGCATCAAATATCGCGGATTTATCACTTTGGGCTTTAGCTTTAACCGCCTTCAAATTTACCGCGTCAGCAACAGACCCAACACCCATATGTAAACCGCCACCGAGTACCCCGCCAAAGATCATATTGACGGCAAAATCGGCGGCGGTGTAATCGGCTTGTTCTTGAGCCGCTACAGACATTACGATGGGTTCTGTTATTGTGGCACCCACGGCACCCTCAAACATACCCACCTTAAACCGTGTCCCTGCCCTTGCTACCCGTGATCCTTGTTGCGCCAACATCCCAGCGTACTTGGCCTGTCCAACAATGGGGATGAAGGCAGAGACTAAATTAATAGGGTCAACAACAGACGCACCTAATGAAGCCGCAAACCCACCTGCTGTCTGCCACCCTGTAGCCCGTTGCATAACGCTTGAGTTGTGGCGTCGTACCATGGCACTGTCTATTAACTGCTGCGCCATAGCGCGTGTGACCATCTGCTTAGGTTTTATGTCAACACCAGCCTCATCGTACATGGCCTGTTGTTTCTCTAAGGAGATAACCCCACCTGTGCGTTGGGCCTCGCCCAGATCACGCGCGCGACCAATAGATTGAAAAGGTGACATAGCCAAAGCGTCGGCAGCGTAGTTGTAGAGAACCTCACCTGTTGGCACAGGTTGATCCGCTAAAGGGGCTACGCGAAACTCTGGCTCACTGGTATATATCGTCATTGTGACCGCGCCGCTGGTGTAAAGCGTGGGTCAACGCCGCCCGTTCTTCGGAACGTATTGGCGATAGGTTTAGTTTGTGATAACTCAGACCAAGATTTCTTAATAGTTGACATTGTACCGTCAGCGCCCGGAGTAAAGACTGGTACACCCGCGCCATTATACAACACCAGACCATCCTCATCAGGGCTAGTAACCCAATACCCACTGTCACGTATGCTGATAATATTCTGACGCCGTGTTTCAGCCCGGTTTACGTCAGTAACACCTAACGCAGTTTCATCGATAATTATATTATCTAATGGTATCTGTTGCAAAGTCGCGCCCGCGCCATACATTACAGCGGCAGGGTCGATGTCAGGGCGGTTTGGCACACGGTACGACCTGTTGTATGTGTACTGGTTCGTAATGATGTCGTTAGCAGCTTTCTCCGCAGCCTCATTAACGTCAAGTTGGTTGTTTAACATGTATTCTTTGGTCAGGAGTGTGACCGCCTTATTGTACTCAGATACAGCAGACCTACCTCCGGGCTGCGCGATAAGAGAGCTTGTGTGTTCACTCATCTGGTCTAAGACCACCTTCTCAATATCCGTACTTGAGTTCGTTACCGATAACCCATCGAAGTAGCTTTTATCTCTAGTCACTACCGCCTGAACCTCAAGTAGTTTTTTGGCTATGTTAGGGTCTGCGACACTAGCTGCAACACGGGTAGTACCTGTGAACACACCTTTCTTCTGCAACTGTTTAGAGACAAGACCAAAACTCTCACCCCATGTTTCTTGTAGTTTAGCGAGTTTACTATGTAAACCTTGGCCTTCGGGGTCTTCTGGGTCAGCCATACGCATATCATTAGCAATACCAGCGACTTGTGCAGGTGATAGTAATTGCACATCATTCGGGTGCCGCCCGTAACGCGCTTGTTCTGCCTGTTGTGCAAGGACATAAGCCTTTCGTGCGTCCCTTATCTCTGTAGGGTCGCCCCCATCTCTAGCTGTCTCTAATACCTCACCAGCTTCACGGACAATAGAGTTATTCTCCGCAGCATACACTGAAGGGTCGTTCTCAATTCGTCCTTGGTGTATCCTGTTAGCTTCCTTAAAACCCTCAAATTGCGCGCGCGCTAGATTGATGTTTGCGCCATCGGATTTTAATACTTGGTCCCCTAACTCCTTCATACGAGCCGTGCGCTCAGTGACGGTCATGTATGGGACTTTTGCGCTCTCAACACTTTGGGTGAACGCCATATCAACCAATTTCTTAGCTTCCGTGCGCGCTAGGTCTGTCAACAAACGGGCGTCAATATCATTATATAACGCTTCTTTAGTCTCACCTTCAGGAATAGCCCCGTCAGCAATAGTTAAAATTCTATCGTTTAACTCATTCTTAAACGCCTGACTGTCTTCTTGTCGGCTTGATAATTCTCTATCTATCGCTGCTATCTGAGCGTCTGCTGTGCCAGTCGCACCGACAATTTTACGCTCTTCAATAAGACGTAAACGTTCTGACTGAAGATCGCCGGGGAGCATCTGCGCTGCTTCGTTAGCGTATTCACCAACTTCGATAGCTTTATTCCGGGCCTCTTCTAAGACCCTGCGATCATCAGGCGATACGACTGCCGCGATGTCTTCACTTAACAGCTCTTGGTCTACCTCACCCCCAAGTTCTGAAGCAGTAAGTCTATCCGCGATACTCGTTGTTAACGCACCTTGACCCTCAGAACGTAAAGCGCGCTCTCTCCGCAAGACCGCTAACATGCGTGGCTCAACCACTACGTTACCTTCAATCTTAAGGTCTTCTTGTAAGCGCGCGTACTCCGCGTCAATTTGAGCAGGTTCCATACCCCGTAAGCGAGTGGCGAATGTGAACACCTGCTCCGCACGGAATAGTTTTTGAGCTTGGATAGCGCGCTTCTTAGGGTCACGGATGTTATCTAAACGATCCGAAGTGAACCCGTTACCTGCGTTACCACTGTTAAGTGCTGCCATATGTTCAGCTTGATCTGAAATAGTCTCGTTCTCTTGCTGCACATACAGTTGGTCCTCTTTCGTGTCGATAGCCGATAAGATACGGCTATACGCATCAGCACCTAATTTACCTTTAAGTTTAGTAGCCTCGTCACGAAGACCGATAGCCTCGTCAGGATAATCGACATCATCAATCCTGCGTGTCATATCCTTAACAGCTAATTGGTTGCTGAATACCTCTAGTGTCTTAGCTTTAGCGTTACCGGGGAGGTCGGCTGCATCAAGAATTGCCGTTCCGAATGCCTCACCATCTTCAACAGTCCACGAGCCATCTCGCACACCGTTTAATACTGCGTCTAATCCACTGTTAACATCAGCGACAACCTTCTCACCCTTTTTCCGTGCTTGGAAACGGGCCGCGCCTGTCGTGTGTCTGTTATTAAATCTAGCTAGGCCAAGGGTTAACCGTTGTTGGTTCTCTTTAGACGCACCAGAAAAACGTTCTGTAAACTTTTCACTGGATGCTGTGATCGCACCTTTAACTCTATCTACATGACCAGCACCACCCGCTTCAGCGTTCTCCTCCGTTTCAAGGTTAAACTGCGCCATGTCAGTCTCAAGATCGATCAGACCTCTCTCAATCTCAACAGCCGTTGACCTGTCGTTCTGAGTTTTAATCTCTTTAGCAAACGCGGTAATATCGGCACCCGCTTGTTCTAACTCTTTGTTACCACCCATGTCAGCGGCAGTCGCCCGACGTGACGAGATCAGGCTTGAAACATTTGGTCCTGCGTTAATATCTATGTTTGGCATTATTCCCAACCTACTCCCGGAGTAAAGTCTTGACTATGTGGTGTACCAAATCCACCGCTACTTGAAGAAAGGGGGTCGCTACCCATATTTTCGTAAGCCGTAGCACCACCCTTAAGTAGCGTACCCGCTGCACTAAAGTAACCTGCACGTTGAGCTGCTTTACCCTGCATACGATCTAGTGTTGCGCCGTTCTCAAGGCCGATAGCTTTAACCTCACCAGCATGGAGAAGGTCGAGAGCTTTTAACTCACCCTCACGCACCTGATCCTCAAGCACGTCCATGGCAACAAACTCTTGATTGCGGATTGTGCCAGCGTTCTTTCTGTTTACACGCCGTTGTCGTCGAGCGTTCTCTGTTGCGTCCCTACGGGCAGCAGCAGCGTTAGCCTCACCCATAGCCGCGTTACGGTCAGACGCTTGTTTCTGAGCTGCACCCGCTGATACCGCGCCCACCGCTGATACCGCAGTACCAGCAAGCGCCAAAATCATCGCTGGCTCCATACCTGTCATAATACCCTCGCGTACAACGCGCAGTCGCCACCGTCAGGACGGTACGCCCTCATGCGCTCTGCTTCCATTGTAAAACCTAACATCTCAGCCCATCTATGGCCTTGCTCAAAATCACAATCAACTGTCATCTCAATACGCTGAATATAACACGCTTCAAGAAAACGAGACACTGATTTATGTACGCTAATAAAGTGCTGCCGCGCTGCGATCTTAGAGATATACGCCCACGCCACACCTCGTCCTTGCCACATAGGAAGAACACCAGCACACCCTGCAATACTATTCCCGATTACCCCTGTGTAGGCCCAAGCTGTACCCTCAAGCGCTGCCGCTTGTTCGTGAGACACCCAATTAGATAAGTACGCTTGACTATCTTGCAGGTCCACACCAAATAGATGCTCCGCTTTAAAGGGTATCACATTCATCGTCTGTCCTGCGTTTCAAGCTGCGGCATAATAGCTTCAATCGTCATAGGTATGGGTTGATCCTGTCTGATAAATACGAGACTTTCAGTATCATACTCGCCATCCCACTCAATCTCAATGTCTCCGTCATATAAAGGTATCGCCGTATCCATTGCGCCCCCACCTTTACGGTAGATTAACGGGTCTAAACTATCAGCGTCTATACCGACTTTACCACCTAATGTCTGGTACACGCGGATGATTAATCTGTGGATGCGTTGCAGCTTACCCTGAGCCGTGCCATCAACAGCGCCAACATCGTAACGTAATGTCAATAAGTCCGAATTATAGGTTAGCCCCACCTGAGCTTTTGAAGTCTCAGTGACAGTGATTGCGCCTGATGATACAATTGCAGTACCAAGTGGTGAACCCTCTCCAAGAATTGTGACGGTTTCTCCTTCAAGGTGGCTAAGGCCGCTAATAGACGTAACGCGCTCTCGTATCTCACCACCTGTCTGGTACGTGGAAAAACCTGAAGTATCCACATCAGCATCATCTCTATCTGTGAGTTCGAACGTATTCGTCGCCACGCTTGCGACCTTATAAACTTTACCGTTAACCTCAGTCATTCCAATAACACCGTTTAAACGCACTATGTCACCATTAGAGAACGGGTGTGAGGTTGACGTTACGACGCCGGGTGAAGCCTTAGTAATACCAGTAATAGTTGATGGGCTGTCGAGGGTTAAGCCGCTATCTACAAAGAAGGCGTCTTCCTGATTGGTTGTCGCGTCCCAGAAAGGTGTAAGGTATTCGATGTATCGCTTGGTTGCACCGTTGATGTAACGATTGACAACCACGTAAAGTTCGTCGGCTGTACCTGTGGGATTAGGGATTGACGCAACACTTTCAACTTTAGCAATAGTCGTAGCATACTGGTCACTATAACCACCTAATGTGTGCCTATGAAAACCGATAACCTGTTGGTCACGGTCATACGTCATTCCAACTAATTGCCCATCTGTCAGACACATCCATACGACACTCTGCGGTTCACTCTGATAGGATAGCTGCACGACGCCGGGTTGCGTTATATGCTCAGATATCAACGTCATGTCGGGTGCGCGAAAACCATCATCCTCAAACACGTAGGCTAACTCACGGACCTTCTTAAGTGACTTCTGTATAAATACAATGGCACGACCCACACGGACAGGTCGAAAGTTTGCGCTACCAAACGCGCTGGACCGTGTACCTTGAATGTTGTTAGGGGTTAATACACCACCGTTGTCATTAGGACGTACAACCCACTCACCACCAACAGTACCTACAACCAGACCTTTTTCATCATCAGACATCCATCTAATAGCGTTAACTGTGTCTGCCGATAATGTGGTAGTCGCACCACTGTCATCCAGCACAGTCCCATCAGGGTCTGTGGGAGCAAAGTTCTCAAAATCACCTGTGCGGCTTAAATCAATCCGTTGAGGTGTGTCTGTTGCGCCGCCAAAAACTAATCTATTCTGGTGAAACGTGGACGTGCTTGGGTAGCCTGTTGTCTCTGACCAGATACCAAGACGCCATACCGTGGTCGCGGTTGTCGCTGACGCATCAGGCCCATCAATCGTAGCTGTCACAACAGTTGTGGACGTGCGCGCGGTTATGACTAGAAACGTCCAATCACCCGCAGCGTCCTCCCATCTGATCTGACGCCCTACGTCAGTCGTTTGAAAACCTGTATCGTTGTTAATACCCGTAATCGCTGAAGCTGTGACGGAGACTGAGCCTGTCGTCCCGCCAAGGACAAGCGTGGTATCTGTCGTGTTGGTGTTAAAGTATGGGCCATCATTAAACGTGATGTTTGTTATTGACCAACTTGTATCCGACGCCCGTTCAATCTTACGAGGTGGGTAATTAGGGTGTGTGACGTACAGCACGTCTGCCGACTGTGAAAACTGTAGTTGGAATAGGTCAGCCTCAGCGTAGGTTGTGGTAAGCTCAACGGGTGTGCCAGACACGATCTGTCCACGGTTTTTAATAAACCTGACGTATAAATCACCAAACTCTAAAATGTAGGCTTGTTCTGTTGAGAACTCAAAACGAACAACACGCACAGCCTTTGTGCTGTCCTTCACTTCTACGATATGTTTTGTACCGGGCCGACGCATGGCTGGGCCTTGCAACAGAGGGATAAAGTTTAAACAGGTCTT